GTCCCGGTGAAGGCCGCCGTGGTCTGTCCAGGTGCTGCGTTTAACTGGTATTCCACCTGCCCGTAGGTGGCCACGGTCGCGCTGATGCCGAGCGTGTAGCCGCTTCCGGCCGTGAGGTTCGTCGACCCCGCTCCGGCCGCGCTCAGGATGACGAGGATCAAGTCCGCGTTCGCCGTCGTCAACCCGAACGGGACGTCGGGCGTTCCGCCCGTGCCGCTGTTCGACACCCCCGAGATGTCATCGGACGCGCCGGACATCACCAACTCGGTGACGATCGGGTATTCTATCCCGCCGACTTCCGCGATGACGTACTCCACGGAGACCGTCCCGCTCCCGCCGCCCTCGTTGATCGCCTCCACCGTGATCGTCTGCGACGGGCTCATCGGGGGCGCGTTGGCGATCCACCAAAGCGTCGAGCCGGCCACGTCGTTCCCCGCGTCCTGGGCGAAGCTGCTCGGCCCGTCCAGACCGCTCGTGAACGTGCCGCCGTAGCCTCCAGAGACGACGGGCGCGTTCATCGCCACGCCGCCCGTGTTCGACGACACGAAAGCCACCAGTAGCAGCAGGCTCGCGTTCGTAGTTGGCGAGGTGAATCCTCCGGCGCTGGACGTGATCGTGCCGAGGGATGACACGATGCCAGATGCCGAGCCTCCCTGCTTCCACGCCTGCAACAGGCTGGCGGCCATTACGGGTTCTCCGGCGCGCCCGTCTGCCCGCTGCCCACGGGGTGGACGTGCGTCGAGTAGGTCGTCGAGTCGTTCACTATCGTGCCGTTGACCACGAGGTTTCCGGTCACGCCAAGGTTCCCGGTCACGGTTATGCCGAGGCTGCTCGCAGTCAGCTTTATCGTTCCGGAAAGGTTGCGGAGTTCGGCAGAGGAGGTGTTGTAGTCGGGGATCGGCACGGCGGCCGAGTGAGGCCTGAAGATCGCCACGCCGTCGGCGAAGTTGTGCCGCCTGAGCGGAGGAAGCTGCACGTTGTTCGCTCCGCCAGACTGCCGCCACGCGTCCAGCGCGTTGTCGTTGAAGATGACGAAGCATTCGTCGCCGGCCTGGATCGGGAATGTCTGGAGCCACCCTCCGCCGCCCGCGACCACGACGGTGGCGCGAAACGGGTGCGTCCACTTGAAGTCCTGGGGCGTCATCACGCCGCCCACGTTCTGGTAGGTCTTCTCCATCACCGCAGGGAGCACGGTCACGATGGGCGGAGTGGTTGCTCCGTCCCCGGGGTCGAACTTCTGGACGATGCAGACCATGGCCACTCGCAGGGAAGCCATCGCCTGCTTGACGGCGCTCCCCACCTCGTCGGTCGGGAGCCCGAGCCACTGCGAAAGCGAGAGGAAGTCGAGCGTCTGCCCGTTGCTCATTGCGACGACCCGATCAGCTTCGTGATCAGCGCGCCCTGGTTGACCGCGCCCTTGATGTCCGTCTGCCACAGGTCGCCGCGCGAATCGCCCCTATGCCTCACCTGGAGGACGGCGTACTTCAGCGGAGGGCTGAGCGGGTACGGCGGGTAGCCGGCGGCGTTCGGCTGGTACGGTATCTGCTCGATGAGAGCCTGGTCGATGGACACCACCTGGAGCGGCAGCTTCGTCACCACGAACGGGTTGAGCAGCACGGAGAAATCTACTCCGTTCTGGTTCTGGACCGGCGTTCCGAGCAGCCCGTTGGACGGGGTGAATGTGAAGTCCGAGGTGGCCGTGTCCACCCCCTCCGCCGGGTCGCCGACGTAGATGCCGGTGTCCGTCGCGGCCAGTCCGCGCTGCTTCATGAACCAGACGAGGTCGTTCGCCTTCGTGATCTCGTCCAGCACCTGCGCCGGGTTCCCCGCCACAACGCTGTCGTACTTCAGCTGCGTGTCGCTCAGCTTGGACGGCAGCGGGGTTTCTAAATGCAGCCCGAGCGACTCGATCATCGAGGTCACGATCTGCGCCTGGTTGAACCCGGAGTACACGGCGCTCAATGTCTGCCCGTTGATCGCCTGGAGCAGCCCGATTATGCAGTGCAGCGTCAGCCGGTAATCGGTGACGTTCTCCCGCGTCCACGTCGGCTGGAGGATCGGACCCTGCCAGATGATGCCGTAGTTGCCGTTCTGGTACCCGGCGCTCAGGATGACGTTCATCCCCGGCTTGACCGCGTAGGCGTCCTTGATCAGCCCGATGGAGGTCGCCGGCCCGAGGTTGTAGATGTCGATGTCGGCGAACCAGTAGGCGTTCTGGAAAACCAGCGTGCGCACGTCGAAGGTGATGCGCAGCGCCTCCGGCTCGAACGAGCTGTCGCTGACCGTGAACACGGTGGTCGAGCCGTCCGACTGCGGCGTGAGCACCTGGAGCGAGTACTTGCGCCCGTACAGGCCCTGGGAGTTGACGGTCTGCCCGGTGCCGACCTGCGGGTATGTTGTGGAGGTTCCGCCCATGCTACGGCGTGTCTCCCCAGATGTCTAAATAGCCGGAGCCGAGGTTCTGGTTGTTGGGATAGTTCGGAGTCTCCGATCCGGACACGTTGAGGATGTACTCCGAACCGATCTGAAGGTAGCTGTACTGGCGTAAAATGTTGCACGCAGGCCCGTTCCCAGTGAGCAGCGGTACGGAGTCGAGCAGCAGGTTCCCGGCCGAGTCGGAGAGCGTTTCGCACCAGTACCCGGCGATCTCGTTATAGCGCAAGACGCGCATCAGGGTGAGCGGGCTCCCGTCCACGGACAAGGTGAGCGTCTGCGTCAAGTTCGGCTGCGGCGGGTTCGGGAGCGGGATGATCTGCTGCATCGCTAGGGGCTCGGCTGCAAAGTTCCGATCCAGCCCACGGGGTCGCTGTTCCAGTTCGGGTTGGGGTTCGGAGTGACCGGCGCGCTCGGCGGGGTCGCCGCGGGCGTCAAGGTCGTGTTGGTGCCGTAGATGGAAGTCGGGACCGTCACCGACTGCGTGTTCCCGGTGCTCGTCTGCTGCGAGGAGTCCGGGCGGCTGCTCTGCACGACCGTCGTGCTCGTCTGCGCGATGATGATCTGGATGAAGGTTATGACAAACTTCACTCCATTGGAGGTCTCCAGCGTGTCCGCCGCTCTGATCGACTCTATGCCCATCACGCCGTACTGCTTCAAGCGGGTCGCGAGGTAAAGTTGCTGGCCCTGCTCCTTCAGCGCCACGAACTTCGTGAAGGCGTCTATCGATGAAGTATATTGTCCGTTGGAGAAGGACTGCATCGCGTCTGAGAAGCCGACGCCGATAACCACTCTGTCCGGAAGGTTGAACGAGTGGTCCGTGATCGACGTGTTATTCTGCACCGGGTGCTGCGTGAACCTTCGGGTGAGGTAGTGGTCCGTCGAGAACACGGCGTCGAAGTAGAATATGACAGGCTGGCCCGGAGTCGTCACCGGTGGGATCGGAGTCCCGCCCGTCTCAAGGTTCGAGACGCCGAGCGTGGTAGTAGAAACGCCCACGGTGGCCGTCGGCTCCGTGTAGGACACGTAGACCAGTTGAGGCTGCGAGGCCCACTGCGGCGGCCGCCAGCCCTGCCCCGCCACGCTAGTATCCTCCCGTCACGTACACCTGCCCCGACTGCACCTGCTGCCTCTGAGACTTCAGCCGGTTCGTCTCTTCGATGAACTTCCGCGCGTGCTCCGCCGGATCGCTCGTCTGCGCGTAGATGTTGACGTTGATAGTCTCCGCCAGCGCGCGGGCGTGCTCCATGCCGCGGGCGTAGTTCTGCGGCGTGTCCTCCATGTAGTGGCCGGCCTTGAGCGCCTGCGCCCACTCCTGCTCCGTCTGGGCCGTGCGCAGCCCGGAGAACCTTCCGCGGCTGATGAGGCGCTCGTAAGCCTGCGCGAACTCGTCGACCGACGAAAATTCTCTATAGGCTCCAGTAACGGTTTTCATACCGCCGAGGTTGAGTTGTTCCCGCGCCAGCCTGCTCGTGAACCCGCCCGTCTCGTGCGCCCACTGCTCGAAGATCAGGCGCGGATTGACTCCGAGGTCGGCCCCGATGCTCATGGCGGCAGCCATTGCCTGCTGCGGCAGCGTCTTGCCCCTTTGCTGGAATATGGGGAGTTGAGCTTTGTATTTCTCCATTGACTCGGACTTCATTCCACTTTCCGGGAACATCCTCGCGAACATGTCCCCCATGGTCGCCGGTTTCCCGACCGGACCCCAAAGCCACTTGTCACTTCCCGTCTGACCCGCTGGCTGATGAAGCAGCGCGAACCACTCCCGCGTCTCGTCGATGATGTCTGCCAGTTCGTCGGAGATGTGCTGAAGCGATAGGCTGATGGTTTCGAGGTTAGCTTTTCCGCCGATGAGGCGCTGGTCGTTGTACAACACCCCGACCATCTGCACGAAGTCGTCCGCGACCATCTGCCCCATCGAGCCTATGTCCTTAAGTATGCTCCAAACGTCCCTCAGGACAGGAGCCAGATAGGTAGCGGCCTTGTTCGCTAAGTCCGGGATGTTCTGGATCAGCCACTCGTTCCAACTCTTGAGCCGCATCAGTATCCCGTTCTCGTCTCCGGTAAGAGCCTTTGACAGCGACTTGGTCAGCGCCATCACGAACAGCCCTGCCTCCTGCCGCAGCCGCGTGAACTGGAATTCCACGTCGCGTATCCGGCGCATCTCCCGCTCGAAGTCCGCCGGGCCGAGCGCAGCCATGATGCGGCGGTTGTCCTCCGAGAGCGTCTTGTACCTCTCGCGCAACTCCGGCGGC